GAGTGGACCGTGATGGGGCCACGCATAGCCCGAAACTATGAGCAAGCCCCCGCCTTGGTGGGGCTACGCCCTGTGGCTGGGCTCGTCAGCCTTGGCCCTGTTCATCTCGGGTTCAGTTATCTCGGCCTGTATCTCGGCCTCCCGCAATCGCTAGTGCCTCACTTCGCCCTGTAGGCCCTTGAGCCACTCGGGCATGGTCGGGTTAGGTACGCAGGGGTAGCCGTCCCTGCCAGCCCACGGAGATGGGTCAAACTGCTGGGCGTAAGGCATGACTTGAACGGTGACTCCGTTCATCTCCTGCTTAGTCCAGATTTTCTCCACGACCAGCGAGGCGACAATACAGTCGTCAGACAAGATGCCATGCTTGACCATGACATCTAGGACGAGTTTAGCCAAATTGTCTGCGTCTGGTCTTTGCAGGTGTGGCTGTCCGTCTGCTCGCCCAGCCTTGGGCTTACGCCCGACCACGACCTCGTATCCGAATCGGAACTGCATGCGGACGGTAACTCCGCCTGTCCCGATAAGGTCTGGCATGACCTGTCTTCCGCCCACGACAGACAGGGCACGCTCGCACGCACGCAGCACGCACGAGAGCCAAAACTTCGCCTTGGTGTCTGCTATGGAAATGACCCGCCCTTTGGTGAACCGAGGACGAGGCTGTGGTCGGGGATGTCCGTAAGCCACGAGGGTGATTCCTTGTCTGGTGTCTTTCGTCATGTCTCCAAGTTGGCGGCAGACATCCATGGAGGTCAAATCGATTTTGTCTGTCTGAGGACGGGGTTGGCTAATCAGTATGACAGTTGTCTGATGGCTAGACCTGCCTGTTAAGGCATGGGCGTAGCCCTTGAGGACACCATACTATCTTATGGTCCTCGTGTCCTCAAATTTTAGCGTTGATAGTCAGCGACTTACAGAAGTCGTTTTCCGTTTTGAGGACGCTGACTTGAGGACACGCTAAGTCGTTCGTAGACAGACACTTACAAATTAGCGTCCTCAAAAAACTCAAATTAGGACACGATTTTGAGGACGCTCGTCCTCGACTACTTTCCGTCGGGATTTCACCACAAATCGTCGGGCTGTCTGAACTGTCTGCAGACAGATGATTCAGACACGCCGAATCATTCGGCGTTTGACATTTGCGGAGATAAATTACTAATGTCTCACCGAGACATTAGTAATTTACCCCAATGTGAATGTGGGCCGAAAGGTTTGTTCGGCATTATTTTTTCTCCAACTCAGCGACACGCTTGTAAAGTTCAGCGTTCGTGCGTTCGTAGCCTTGGCAACGAATCTTGAGGTGAGCGATTTCTAGATACGCCTTCGTCAGTTGGTCGAGGGCTTCGTTCAGTTGTTCTTCTTCTTTGTGGTTCATGGTAGGAAAGTGTTAAGTCGTTGTAAGACAGACATCATGGGATTGGCTTCCATTTATTACGGGCATACAGGGCCGCCCACATTGCCTTGGCTTGTGAGACAGACATGTCTGTCCTCTTAGCCTCGTAATGCGTCTGCATCTTGAGGCTAGGTGTGGCCCGAGCCACCTTGGGGTCAACGCCTTTACTCTGCTTCGCCATCGATGTATTCGTCCAATTTCTTGTCGATGTATTCGTTGTTGTTCCTCAGACGCTCGATTTCTGACTTTAGATAGGCGACCTCCGCCTTGAGTTTTTTGTTCTCAATTCCAAGGTCACGCCCGAGATAGCCAAGGCTAAGGATGCTCTTGGCAAAGTTCTCAATGATACCCTCCCGATAGTCTGGTGGTAGGTCAGCCATGTCTGTATGTCTTTGGTCCCATCTGGGGTTTGGGCACGGGGGCCTTGTTCTTCTTGACCCATCGATACAGGCGATTGCGTCCGATTTTTTCACGGTCTTCGACCGCACGAATCGACCCTGTCCGCAGGGCCGACTCGTACAACGCTCGCATCCATGACCATTGCTGGTCTGGGGGCAAAGCCTCGAAAGCCTTGGACTGTCTGGTTTTTTTATTCTTGTTCATTTTGTATGTCGAAAGTGTTGTTCTGCAATGTGTCTGATGACGCCATCTTTTTCCATGACAACCGCAAAGATGTCGTTGCTCCAAGTTCCGCCATCACGGACATACATCAGCCAGCCATAGCCGATGTCTGTCTTGACGGGTACAGGGTTTCTGAATTCGTGTATCATTTGATTTGGTTGATTCGTTTGGTTTGGTTGTCGTAGACAAATCTATCCCAATGCGGGACATCAAGGTATGCACCCGAAGACAGTTCGGCCCCATCGCTGTCTGTGGCGTAGTTCCCTGTCGGGATGTCTAGCCACTTCTTGTCCTTGGTTCCCTTGGCCGAGCAAGCCACGAGCCCTTCTCGCATCATCATCTTAGAGACAAGCGTGTCGAATTCGTGTGCTCCTGTGGTCTGTAAAGTTTTGGGCAGTTCCGAGCGTCTGCGATACAGGCCCGACTTGGAGTTTTTGCCCTCGATGGAGTAGGGGTGACCGCACTCAGCCGCATGCTTGACTGCGAACAGGAGCCACGATTCACGCTCGCCCATATTGACCGTGTTGAAGATGTCCCTGTCTGTGACATCGCACAGCAGACCAGACGGCTGTCTGAGCAGGGACATTTCCGAGTCCAGCATCTCAGGATTATTAGCCTTAATGACGGCCATCTTCCACAGGTGGTTCCGTTTGGGCGGGATGCCCATGCCAGACATCCTTCGTTCGTAGTCAGACGCATGCCAGATTCCGATAACGGAACGGAAGGCGGCTGGCAACGCAGACGAGCCACGGACAGCGGACTTCATGTCGTCCACGCTACGGATGGGCTCCTCGCCCTGCTTGCGGATGTGGTGAGTGATGATGAGGGCCGAGCCGAGTTCACCGCAAATCTGGCTGGCGACACGGATAAATTCGTTGATGATGGTGGCCGAGTTCTCCTCGCCATGCATGACCGAGTTAAGGGTGTCTATGACAACCAGACGCAGGTCCTTGAGTTTTCGCAGGTGGCCCATGAGTTCGACCCACTTTTTGGACGGTCTGGCCTCCTGTGTCTTAGGGTCCTTCTCGACCAAGGCAAATGCTCCGCCCGTGTTGATTAACGGGAGGATGATGAGTCTGTCTGCGGCTGCAAAACGCATGCCCTCAGGGTCGATTTCGTTCAGACGGATATGGAGTTCGTCTTGGTCGTCTTCGGTGGTCACGATGACAGCCGTTCCGCCCTGCTTGACCTCCTTCCCGCACCACTTCTGGTCACCACAGACACCATGGCAAGACACCTTGAGGGCTAGGTCGAGCATCAGGAATGTCTTACCCGCACCGCCCTCGGCCACGAGCATCTGGTGTTTGCCCGCCAAGATGAGTTTGTCTACGAGGAACTTGCGGGTAGGTGGTTCGCCCGCAGACCAGCGATGAGCCGCCCACGCCAGCAGACCTTCGCCTGTGTCGTTCTGGACGAGAGGTTTGTCTGGCTCTGGGACGGGCCCGTGGGCCGTGATGTCTTTGCGGAAGATGGCATTGAACTCCTTGATGCTCCGAGGCAGGGGCCAAGGCGGGACCATGTGCGTGTCCACCCATCCGATGGTTCGTTCGAGGGCCTCCTGTTCGGTCAATTCATTGCGTCTGACAGACGAGATAAACATGCCAGCCACACGGCTGAACTGCGACCAGCGTGTCATGTCTCCGTCGCCACCTTCGTGGACTGTGTCTAAGAGATTTAGAGCCCGAAATTCCCCCTGTACGCCATCAGCGGAAGGGGCCTTTGTCTTGCGTTCGATGGCTTGGCCAGCGAGGGGCAGCATCTGTCTGATGGTGTCTGCGACATGCTCTGGGGCATAACCTGCGTCTTCCATGCGTTCACGGATTTCGACCAGCGTCATCTTGCCGTTCTTTCCATGGATGGAGCCAGCCAGACGGATAGGTTGATGGGCACGACCGTAGGGGTTTCCGTCTGTCCCGATTCCGAACTGCGGGTCACCCCCGATTTTGGCTGCCAATTCGTGTCTGATTAGGACGACTTCCTGCGGGGTGCCGACCCTGCGGGATAGCGAAATGTACGCATGGAGTTTGTCGTGGCCCTGCTCTGTCTGACCGCCAGACGCAACGACCATGGATGGCTCGATACCCGACTTCCTGATGTGCTCGATACCAGACCACGGGTTACCGCTATCGATGTCTACACAGACGGTGTCGAACCGTAATACATTGTTTGACTTCGCTTCGGGCTGGCTGAATACGGCTGGCACGATGAACGAACCGATGCCGTGGGCAGACCAACGCAGGACATGCTGGTAGATGATTTGGTCGAGTTTGTCTGGGCAGTCGATGGCTGGCTGAATCATGATGTTTTCAGCGAACACACCCTCCTTCTCCGTTCCCTTCTCACCGATACCACGGATGCACACCCACTCTCCTTCGGAGAAAGGCGTCTTGAACAGCAGACCGAGGTGGTCGCTGACGCTCTTGAATAGAGGTGTCATCTTAGAACTCTTGGTGTCTGTTGACGATGAAGATTGGGGTTCCTTCGCCTACCCAAGAACCGACCACATTGAAGTCCATGAACTCAACGGCTTCCGCATACTCCATGCCGTCTGCCATGAGGATATGGATACAACGCTCGTAGTGGTAGACGATAATGGCAGGACGGCCAGGTTGTGCCACGGTGTGTCCGACCACGGCGTCATGGAATCCGTCTGCGGCCAGCATGCCGTGGAACTGACTCGATAGAGTGGAACGCTTCTTCCGCGGTTTCGGTTTTTTCTTTTTTACTTTAGCCATGATGGGATGTTGTTTTCGGTTTCGGTTTGGGTAGTGGAAATTCTGTTGTGGCAACGCTTCTTGTAGTCGCACCACATGCATCCAAAGTTGGATGGGTCTTGGGACGCTTTGCTTAGTTCTTCGGGGCTCTCTGTGGCTACAACACGGATAGCCTTGTCGCTAAGTTTCTGTGCAGCATGTTGGTCAAAGATAATGACCTCCGCATAGACCTCTCCGCTGTCACGGTTGATACATGTGAACAGACACCAAGCAAGGTCCAAGTACGCCATGTAAATTTGAGCCTGTGCCCAGTAGACAGGCTTGGATTCCTTGATGCCCTGCCTGAGGACATCGGTGAACGACTTCTTGCCGAGAGCCTTGCTCTCCCAGAGGGCTGGCCACTTGTGGCCCATGTCTGGACCCTCGATGATGACGCCATCGATGTGACCCTTCAGACGGCCTTCGGCTGCGGAGAATCCGAACTGCTTGCCGTCCTCCTTGTGCGTCTTCACCATGAAGCCAGACAACTGCATGTATTCGGTCATGCGTTCTTCGCCATCGTGGCCCATGTCAAAGATGCGGATGGTCTTGCCCTTGAACTCAGCACCCTCGTCCTTGGGGGTCTGGTGATACTCGTAGCCTAGGGCTCGCTCACAATGACCACCCCAGCGAGATGCACCAAGATACTTGCGTGGGGCTTGCGAACTGTTACGGACGGTACACGCCTTGTCCATGATTTCGGTGAACCTGTCGTTAAAGGTTTTTTCCTTCTCGACCTTGGGAGAAAATAAAGGGTCCATCAGTTCGATTCGATGGTACGCTTGTATTGGTAATACACTTCGCACAAATGCAGCAGGGTCTTTGGCTCAACACAGATGGTCTGCGAGCCTCCTTCCTCCATGTGTGCGGCCAGCGTTGCTGATAGGTTAGCAATGTGCCGAATGTATGCGTCCTCTGGAAGGGGTTTCTTCGGGGCATTGTCTTCATTAATTTCGTTCGGTTTCATGGGGGTGTAAATTAGAGGTTGTGAATGGCGTTGGCAATGCGTTCTTCATTGAATTTCCAAGTCAGCCGACAGGTTGCCGAGTAGCGGTTCACCGAGGAGATGAAGCCTAGGCCAAGCATCTGCTTCTGTCTGTCTGTGGCTGGCAGCCTGAGCCAAGATTTGGACTTGCGGGCGAAGTCACGGTCACCGTGCTCACGCATGTAGTCATCGGCGGACGCTATGCACGGAACCCGTGCATCTGAACGGCTGAGAACACGGACCTTGCCTTTGGCAACGGAGCCCAATGCGACGAATCCGCCATCAACGGCCACGACCACAGCCCACGCAGACAGAGCCGAACAGACAGACGCTGCACCATCCCAAAGCGTCTCCCATCTGAAAGGGCTGGCCTCGATGATTTCGACCTCCGTCATGGTGAACCTGTCTAGGGCTTCTCGCTCGATACCGTCAGGCTTGGATGCCTTGATGTAGGCGTAGCCGCAGACAGGACACTCGGTCAGCCACGCTGGGTGAAGGGTCTTGCAGTTCGGACACTCGACAGGTGCGGCCTCCCGCTTCTCCCTCTCGACAATCTCTGTGCTGGCATCGATGTCGCCATGTGTGAGGATGCTGTGGCCAAAGTCCATGACCAGACAGTCAGACTTGACGACATGCGGGTATCGTTGCGGGTCCACCTTGCGTAGGCCACGACCAATCATCTGAATCATGGTGCTTTTGTGGCTACACGGTCTGAGCAGCATGACGCAAGACACGGGCTGGCAGTCCCAACCTTCGGTCAAGACAGCCACATTGACCAGAATCTTGAACTGCATCTTGTCAAAGGAGTTTAAGGTCGCTCGTCTGTCGTTGTCTGCCATGGTTCCATGGACGACACGGGCATCGATTCCGTTGGCCGTGAACTCGGTGGTGATGTCTTCGGCGTGTTTTACCGTGCTGCAGAAAATAACTGTCTGTCTGTCTGACGACTTTTCCTTCCACTCCTTGCAGACAGCCTGGTTGACCACCTGTTTGTTCATGATGGCCTCGACCTCAGACATGTCGAAATCATTGGCAGTTTTGCGTACTTTTGACAGCGAGTCGCCTAGCCCAAGGTTGATTACGAAGGTACGGGGCCTGACAAGGTGGCCTGAGATGATGAGTTCAGACAGGGAGATGGAGTCGCAGACATTGCTGAAAACGGACTGCAGCCCTTTGCTATCTCCACGCTGCGGGGTAGCCGTGACCCCGAAGACACGAATCTTGGGGTTCAGTTCTTTGGCCCGTTTGATGATTTTCTGGTAGGAATCAGCGGCCACATGGTGGGCCTCATCGATTATGAGCAGGTCAAAGGCTGGCATCTGGGAGAGGGTGTTGTCTCGGCAGAGTGTCTGGACCATGGCAAAGGTACTGTCTCCGAACGCCTTTTTCTCGGCGTTACAAATGACTGCCTTTCGGCCAGTTATGTTAACGAAGGTCGCCAAGTTCTGGTTAACGAGTTCGTCTCGGTGCTGGATGACCAGCACGGAACCGTCATGGGCTGCACAGACAGCAGACAGCATGACAGTCTTGCCAGCCCCAGTCGGGGCGATGGCAATCGTGTTGCGATGTTCTTTGAGGGCTTTACCTACCCGTCCGACCAACTCTTGTTGGCGAGGTCTAAGAATCATCTAAAAAGGGGGTGCCCTGAAGCATAGGCTTCCCAAAAAAAGCATACTTCATTAGGCTGTTTGTGAGTTCATAGAGGAAACCGAAAAGAACCCCTATGGTTCACCAGCCGAGGACTATTGGTTAAGGTTTTAATGCTTAGTCTTTGGGAAACCAAGCACATTCTTCGGTTAGAAGGGGCCGTTCGGCTTCGGGGTGGACAGGAAGGACGGCTTGCCAGACAGCGAACCGCCAGACGAACCACCACCAGCCATCGCCTTCTTGAAGTTTTCGAGGGTACCGCTTTCGGGGTTCGGACTGAGGAAGTCGGTCACGCTGTTCTTGTCAGCAAAACCACCCGTACCAGCCTTGATGCCCACCTTGATGGCAACCGTCTGTCCGCTAAGGGCGGCGATGAGGGCTTCAAGGTTGGCAAACTTGCCATAGGAAGCCTCGTCTCCAACCGTAACCAGACCTGCCGCTTCAAGCATGCGGACGAGGAATTTCTTCCCCATGTCCTTAGCCACAGCGGAGTTGCCCTCAAAGGTAGGGTCCATGACAATGGACCAGACCTTGCGACCGTTGGTTTCGCCACCCACAAGGGTGAACTCGCAGTCGAGGTATCGGCTACCCGTGTTCTGGGAGTTCTTCAGACCTCGGATGTTGATAACGGCCTTGCTCATCGTCTTGTCTGCGATGAGGCCGTTGTTGTTATTCTGGCCTACTGAATCTTTACTAGTGAACATGATGTTTTCTTGGTTTTGGTGTTATTTGGTTTCGGCCTTTTTAGGGTTTGGCACTTCGCTGGGGAGGACGGTAACCAGCGTAGAGTCGAGTCGCTTGCCTTCCCGAATCTTCTTCAACAGAAGACCAAGGTCGGGGGCCTCAATGGTTTCAAGACGACCAGAACGGTCCTTGGCGGGGTAACCCCACTCGTTGTCTTGACGGCAGACAAAGGCACGATGGGTGCCCGTGTCTGTCTTAAATAGTTGCAGCGTGATAACTTGGTCGAAGATGCCTGGGAGTTCACGGGCCGTGGCCGCACCTTCAATCTGAGGCGTGTAGACGAGTCGTCCGAAGTCGTCCTTCTCCGCATCGAGGATGCCCACGATGATAGTGGAGCGATTCGAGTGCTGGAGGTGGGTGAGCCATTGGATGAGTTCCTGCTTGAGGGTACCGTAGGCACCACGCTTGTCGATTTTGGCGTTCCTGTCTGCCTTGGCCGCTTCCTCTTGCTTGAAGTTGACCCAGTCAAAGCACATACGGGAAGCCACAGTAATGGAGTCCACATACAGGTTCTTGTATTTATCGAGCACAGACGGGTCACCGAAGTTAGGGTGCTTCAGCAGACGGTTGTAGGTTTCCTGTCCGTACGGACCATTCGGATTTGTCGGGTCTGGGCCGCAGATGAACAGGGTGAGGGCACGGCAATACTCCCAAGGATGGATACCTAGGTCGGTTGCTTGCTTACGGATTTCCACGATGTCACCTGCCCAATCTTGGATAGCGAGGGTACCCGCTTCAAGGTCGAGGAACAGAGTTTCCTGTGGAGGTAGCGTACGGGCCTGTGTAGTCTTACCGACTCCACTAGGACCGAACATTACGATGTTTACTTTCGGGACGGCCTTGAGACGGTCGTCCGCTTTGATGATGCCTTTCATGGTTTTTGTTTTGGGGAGAATGTTCAGTCTTTGGTGGACTGAAACGAGAATTTGGGACTCTCGTACTTCACGGTGCGTGCGTCCGTCAACTTGTCAAGGAGGTCTTTTTCGGTGACGCTCTGATAGACACGCTCGGGCACGGTGATGGTAACCTTGAGCAGACGCTGGACCGTTTCGGAGTTCAGCGTGGCGGCGATGGCCTTGAGTTTGTCCGTGTCCCAAGTCACCTTGTGGCCGACTTCGCAGACAATCTTGACGCCATCCTTTTCGATGGTGTGCTCGCCATGTTCCTTGCCACGGGCGAAGATTTCAGACAGGGCCTCATCCTTGTAGCGGGTGAGCAGTTCGGTCTTAATCTCGTCAATCTGCTTCTTGGCAGAGGCGGCACGGTCCACGAGTTCATCGTGGATTTCACGGAGTCGGACGACGCTGATGGCGTCCAAGGTCTTTTCGGTTTTCTTTTTCAGTTTCATGTTATTTGGTTTGGGTGGAAGCGTATTCGAGGACATCAATCGGCTGGCCCTCGTTTTTAGCAAGTGCAATAAGTTGGAGCAGACGCCAAGACGGAATCTGTTTTCGTTCACGCCACTTCTCTACGGTCTTATGATTGATATCAACTCCGTGGTTAAGTAGACGCTTGCGTAGTTCATTGATGTTGCCGAATCGTTGGATGAGTCGGACGACATCGAGTTTATGGATATCCTTAATATTCATTGGACCTTCAAATTGGGTTTTGCCGACCTTGTGTCAACTGCGATTTGTAGGTTGACAATGTGAATGTTGGGTACAGGTTGTAGGCTATGGCACCAAAACCAAAACACGAAGTTGACCCCTGTGTGGGCACCGTCCTCTCGACATATCTGCGTGAACATGTCGATACCAGCGTTGTCGCATACCAGCGTCAATACAACTGCGACAAGCCCCTCCGCAACCACTTTGGCTCTATGAAGCCACGGGATGTGGGCATGACCCAGACGCTCGCATACTACAATAAGCGTAGGGCTGGGCTTATTGCCCATGCACCCACGAAGGTGGGGGATGCGACAATCCGTAGGGAGATTGGCATGCTAAGGGCGGCTATCAATTACGGCGTCAAGTGCGGCAACCTACCCCCCGACAGCCTCCGTCACATGTTTGTACCCCCTCCCCCTGCCCCCAAGTCCCTGTTCCTCACCAAGGAGCAGTTGGACATGGTCCTAGGGGAGGCTAGGCTCATGGGAGGGCACATCTGTACCTTTGTTATGATAGCGGCCTACACGGCCTCAAGAAGGGGTGCTATTCAGAGCCTAGAGTGGAGTCGGGTAAACATGGCTACTCGGTCCATCAACTTTGATGATGGGTCTAGGAAGACCAAGAAGCGGAGGGTCACCGTGCCTATGTGTGATGCCCTGTTCTCATTCATGGTCATGCACCGTGCCCTGCACCCAGACGACACCGATGTCATCCGTGACCGCCCAGACATGGGCCGCAGGTTTAAGACACTTTGTGAGCGTCTGTCTGTCAGACACCCCGAGCATAAAGATGTCTGGCGGGCCATGAGTGCCCACACCCTCAGACACACATGGGCGTCTCTTGCGGCTCAGTCGGGGGTGTCGATGTTCGACATTGCTGGGGTCCTCGGGGACTCGGTCCAGACCGTTATTTCGGTCTATGCCCACCAGTCACCCAGCCACCTTAGGTCTGCCGTGTCATTCCTTTGACGCTTTATTCATCTTCACCCGTGCCCAACGCACGGCAAACTCGATGACTTCAGTCGCAGACGCACCGCTAATAGCCACGCATGCCATGCGTAGGCCGTCTGCCATGTCTATGCTCTGGAGTACCTTGCCGACAAAGAAGCCCGTAATGCCAGCAGCCAACACATGACGCAGGGCCTTCCACCAAGACACCTTTTTAGCAGACAAAAGGATGCGGGCGGCCATGCCAGATGCGGCCACTAGAAATGCGGTTCCACCACCACTCTTTAGTTGTTCAAAGAATGATTCATTTGGCTCTGGTATAGGGCTCATTTTGGTCGGTATCCTAGTTTCCATAGCAGCGATGATACGGCGGTTCCGCCTACAAGGATGGTGTCTTCTTCAAGGAATGGGTAAGTGTAGTGCAGGACTTCGTGGATAATGGTGTCCATCATTTCGTCCGCTGGCTGCCTAGGGTCTATGGTGATGGTACCTGTCTCCTTGTTGCAGGTCCCAAATGGGGTGCCGTTCTTCCTGCCCGCTGGCTTTGCCTTGCCGAGTTTTTGGAACTTGACCGTGATGGTGTGCTTATTCGGTTTTTTTCGCTTTTTCATGTTTTAGGTGCCAGACCGTGGCAATGACGATGATTAAGACAGACGCAGACAGACACTCGACGAACCATTTAGAGCCAAGTAGCATCGGGATGCCAGCGAGCGTAAGGCCAAAAGCGGATGAAATCCCAGCACGGGCATACTGACCAGCAAGGGTCATGATAAGGGCGACACCGAAACAGAAAAGAGCCGCAGCCGTGAATAGGTTTGTGACGCTGTCTTTCTTAGCCTGTTCGATGTCTGCCCTAAGTTTAACGATAATTTCTGCGTTCTGCTTCTTCTCGGCCTCAAGTTTAACCCACATCTTTTCGATGTCTTCGTTCAGTTTCTTGCCGTATTCGATTTCCTTGGCATACTGAGTTGGGTCCCCCTTGGCTGCACGCTGTCTGGCAAAGGCGACATCGGCCTCAGACGGGGGCGGCAGGTAGGCAGACGCAACCTTGAGTTCAGAGTTTACGACCGCTGGCCTCCCTGCGGTATTAGCCTCGGATGCGACAACGACAGCGGCGGCCACTCGGCCATCAACCTTGTCTTGCTTGGCACCGACAACCTCAAGCGTGTTCCCAGGCGACGGAGTATCTGTCTGAGGCGTTGAGCATGCAGACACTAACAGACAGGCTGCAAGCACACGCCACATCTTACTTGCCCTTGAGGGCCTTGATGATTTCGCTGACCTTAGTAATCTTGGAGGACTGGGCATTCTTGAAGCCAGCGTAGAAGCCACCAATAAAGAAAATAACAGCCGTAGCGATGAGGATAATCATAGCCTTATCCTTCCATTAATTGGTTTTCGGTCAAGCCTTTCAGCCACCTGCCTACACTAAGTATCTGTCTGTGATTAGCGGAAGACTTGATTCTGTTGGCCAACGCCGAGATGACTATGATGTTTCCCTTGATATACCCAATCTTTGGGTGAATCCTATCTAGTGTAGGGGAGTTGTCTGTTGGTGCCCTCCCACCTGCGTTGACCCTGAGGTCGATTCCCAAGACAGGGCAGACAGGCGGGATGGTGATGTCTTCCTTGGACAGGTTAAAATCAAACCCATCCCGCTTTGCCCGCTGCTTGGCCAAGTGGTACAGCGTGTGGCTCGGATTCATCATCCGATAATTCCGCTGCCTCAAGGTATTCTTTTCCTTTCTCATTTTCCAGACAGTTCTTCGCCAAGTAGGTCAATTAGGTTCTTTTGGCGTTCTTCCTGTTTGTCGGTGAGTGCTTTGTCCTCTGGCTGTTCCCCAGCCCTCCGTCTTACATACTCGGAACGAGCCTGAGGGGTGTTGATGGAATAATTTAAGACAGCACCAGCGGCTCGTCCCGTTTTCCCAGGCAGAAGTGCGGCTACGCCGCCAGCCGCAGGGGCTACGCCAAAGGTGAACTCAGATTTTGCTGCCTTACGCTCTGCCGTATTGGTGTCTGGCGAATTGGTGTCTTTGTATACCCCCATCTGGTCTTTCAGGGCGTTGGAGCCAGCACCAATAATAGGGCCAGCGGCAACAGTTGCTGGGTCCTTGTCGTACTTAAATCCACCGAATAGGTTGGCAGGGAAGTCAAAGCGACCATACGCACCACTACGAGAAAACATTCGTCCAATCTTTTGGCCAGGAGTCAGTTTTTCATCTGGGTTTTTGTCTGGGTCTTCGTACACCTCGTCTCGCATGAACCCCTGTCCGTACTGGAATGCCATGAATGGAATCGTGGCAGCCAGCGGTGCAAGCAGCATCAGGCGGTTGGAGGCAGACATATTATTTCCGTCTGAATTAAAGACAGAGGCACCAGCAGCCTTATAGGTACGCTTTACGACATTTTCATGGAATGCATAAAGGTATGACTGAAGTCCCAGAATCATTCCTCCAAGCGGGTGGTTTGCCCATCGTGCTTTATTCCCACGGTTAGGGTCCATGACAACCTGTTCAGAGAACCGAACTAAAGCGTCACGGTAGGATTCGGCATGCTTTCCACGAGGACCAGAAATGGCCCGAAGTCGGGTGTTTTCATCTAGATTTTCAAGCCCCTTGATGTATTTGATAAATCCAGCGTGGTCTGCGGAGTCGATGCCCAGTTCAGTCAGATACCTTGAAGACAGTTGCTTGGACTTACCCCCTCCGTCGATATCTAGGCAAAGGCGGCGGACGAATC